GCAACAGAGCAAGCCGGACTTGTTGGTCCAGCTTCTCTTTCAGTTCTATAATGCGATCTACCGTCAAGGTAAAATCTGCCCGCTGCCCGCCTCCCGGCGTGGGAGAGAGGGAAGCCGTGATCTTTTGCGCCCGGCTGTTCAGTTCTTCGATCTCCTGTTGTGTAATCTCAACCTCCGCCCAGCACTCCCGATAGCGTTGCAGCCATTCCTTCTTTTCGTTGTTCGTCATTTTTCCTCCTGCTTTTTATTCCGCTCATTTCTTAAAGTTCGGACCAAAGCCGATCACGCCGAAAAATGCAACAATGACCGCCCCGGCCACAAGAATAATTTGTGCTGCTGTACACATCCTGCTCACCTCCCTGTGCTCCCGAACCCGCCATTTCCGCGTTCGGTGTCTGCCAGCTTGTCCACCAGTACCAACTCCGGAGTGTCGATCTTGACCACCACCAGCTGGCTGATTTTGTCCCCACGGCGTACAGAGTAATCCATACCGCTGTGATTGTACAGCTTGACGGTAATGCTGCCGGTGTAGCCCACATCAACCACGCCCTCGCTGGTGATTCCGTATTTCATATTCAGTCCGCTTTTTGATTTGAGAAAGCCTGCTGTATTTGGCGGCAACTCAATATGTACGCCTGTGTCAATGGTCACCGCTCCGTGTGCTGGAATTACCGTGTCCACCGGTGACAGCAGGTCAAGCCCCGCATCCGTATCATGTGCTCTCACAGGCATTAACGCCTGCTTGTCAAGTTGAATGTTCATTCTTCCACCTCGCTGTTAAGCCATTCTTCTATAAATGGAATACATTCAGCACGTTCTTCAACATTGAGGCAACATGCAACTATCGAGTTAATGAGTTTTGCCATTTCCTCAATACTCATATTTTTGTTTCGCTCGTAATTTGTCATTTCTGTGCCTCCTTTCTTTTCCTAAAACAAGTCCATATTTCCGCATATTTTTCACAAGGTTTAAAGCCTTTGTTTTTACTGCACAGTTCATAATGAATACAATCTTTGCAAGTCATTTTTCATTCATCCTTTCCAACGCTTATATCTCATCCCCAAAAGAGTTCCAGCCTTTTCGGGTGTTTCTTGCAAATAACTCCACCTTGGAACAGTTAGGGAACATATCTTCAATCATTTTGTAAGCGATTTCGGGCTTTTTGGAATGGCTTGTTGAGTGTTCTCGCAAAACAGTGGTATATTTGCCACGATATTCTTTGATTGGCATAAGAATTTTTCCTTTTTTGTAAAACCACAATAAATATTCGTGCGAGTATCTTACAGTAAACGCAGGAGCAACGCCGTTTTCTTTATCCCATATAATACGAGCGTGCAATTCATACCCTAACTCTCGCATAAATTTTTCCGTTTGCGGTAAAAACTTGTCAATCGTCCACATAAAGACATTGTGTTTTTCTGCGGTGTTATTAACGAGAAATTGTTTGTGCAGCTCTTTTATATCGCCGAGGTTCATGGTCTTATAATCAAGCTCTTTGCCTTGATTTGGTCTGCATTTTCTTGTATTGCCTTTTTTCTGCTGCCACGGCGGGTCGGAGTATATAATTTCATATTTTTCCGTATGTTTTTTTAGATTATCAATAATCACTCTTTTTCATCCTTTCCAAGTTTTAAGGCGTGCAGATACGCTATTTCAAAATCAAACTTTTTCATTTTTTACTCCTTTAACTTCCTCGGCTGGTCTGGAAGCTCTCGCCAATGAGTAACAGACTCAATTTCTGCTCCACGCATATCGTGCCAAATTCGTGAAGCTGGGGCATACCAACCGCAATACACTTCTCTTGTTTCAAGACACACAATTACATCTCTATATGAGTCCGGTAAACTCTCATTTATGCTGATCCAGCCGTCCGGCCGGTTAAAACTTGTCATTCCTGTACACATTGTCCGTCCCCCTTATCCGTCTACATGCAATAAAATGCAGGGCTTCCAGAAATCATCGTACTCATTGACTGTTTGTTCCACGAGGGTATTGAATTCATCGTCTGACAGATCCCGGTACTGTTCTTCTCCAGCCAGAACATTTTCCACATCGTCTTCAAAGTCATCCCTGTCTGTGTAGCACTTACACTCGTCAATTTGCTGTCCGCAGTCAAGAAATTCTCCTTTTTTCGCACTTACATAGCTGCAACTCATATAAGAATAGTCACCGTTGTTCGCATTGTCTCCTGCAAATACCAAAATCGGCAAATCCGGGTTTTCTACAATGAGCTGTTTTAGTTCATCTGCTGAGTGCAGCAGACCGGTCGGTTTTCTTTCTTCGCGAGTCATTATTTTTCTCCTTTCAATCTTCATACCACTTCTTGTGACAAACCGGGCAAAAGTCCGTGTCCAGCACAAACGGCTTACCGCAAACAGGGCAGTCCTCGTCAAACTGCACTAACATTACGCTGCGATGATCTTCCGGAGGTGTCCAATCGCCTCCAACAACACACGCCGTTGCATATACGCCCTCGGAGATAAACTGCCCAGTTGTTCTCGCAAGATCAGCAGCGTAATTTTTGATTTCAACCAGCGTTGGCTGCCTCTGGCTTCCGGTGAAGATGATTGCCGTGCCATCTTCATTCCATTCGTGCGTTATTTTGTTTTTTGCCATTCTTTCTCCCTCCCATTCTCGCAGCTGTACTGCCCCCTGTGTATCGTCTTTCCGTCAGGTGCTATGTGCTTGCGGCAGCCGTATTCATTGCTGCCCAGGTTGCGGCCATACTGGCAGCGATCACAGCGCACATAGAATGCACATTGTTCAGCCATCTGTCCGTGTCCTCCAGTTCCGCAGCTCGACCTCCACATAGCCTTCCAAGTCATAGGTCTTGAGCACTTGCAGCTCCACCACCTGCTTGTCGTCCGGGTATGCCAGGCCGTTCAGTGCATCCAGCACGATCTTGGCGATGTTGTCCGTATCCGGCTTTTTGGTGGGCAATACCATGCCGGCCATCATCTCCACCTTGCGCCTTTTGCTGGTGCTCTTGGGAATGCCAAACGCTGCAATGATCGTTGCGCTGATCGGCTCATCAACAGCAAAGGCCATCCGGTCACCGTATGCCTGCCAGTAGCAGAACTGCACCTCATCCTCGTAGTCCTTGGTCTTCCTGGGCGTATATGTAGCAATATGGTCACCCCGGCGCACAGCCCGGTGCCGACCCTTGCCCTGTGGCTCTCCCGGTATCGTCAACCGTACCATCATCTTGCCGTCACCAGCCTTTCATAGATCTGCTGGGCCATTGCTGCCGTGGCCAGCTCTTCATCTCCGTGAGCGTTCAGCCGCTTGGCGTACCGCAGCAGCGGCTCCGGATTGTTCTCATCAACAAGCATATACCCAAAATCACCGGTGACGATGGGCACGCCCTGTTCCTGCATGGCCTTACGCTCCGATCTCAGGTCCCGCTCGCTAATGCGCGTCCGCCGCGCCAGCTCCTTGCCCCTCACCGGCATGCCGGGCGGGATCAGTGCGTCATAGATCAGCGCCTGCCGTGGTGTCAGTTTGTTCAGTTCCATAGGCTCCTCCTAAAACTTGATGTCTGTGTTGTTCATGGTGTCCCTCTTGATCTGCTCCAGGTCGTAGGACGGTGGGCTTTGCAGTGCCCCGCTGTTCTTCCTGTCCTCTGCGCCCCACTTTTGCAATACAGAGAAGTGGTCGTAATAGGTCTTGTGGGTGTTGTGGATATGGAAGCTCAGGTTCTTGATAAGCCGCTGCCAATCAAGTGGGAATTGTTTTTTCAGCTTCGCATATTCCTCATCGGTTAATCGCACATTCTTAAACTCGCCATATAATTTTGCGGGCGTGCACGCGCTCGCGCGCTCTCTCCCCTTCTCTATTCTTTCATTCTTGCATTCTTGTTTATAGAAAGCGCTCGTTATCTGTTTGTTATCTGTTTGTTGTTTGTTTGTTATCTGTTTGTTATCTGTTTGTTGCTCGTCATCAACGGAGGCTTGATATTTGGCGTAATTACGCAGTGTAATGACTGTATTTTTGTTCGTTACATTCTTCATAATTTCGCCAGTTTTTTGCAAGTGTTTTAACGCCGTTCTGACTTGCATATCTGTTAGGCCACTTCCGGCAGCTAAAGCGCTGACCGAGGTAACAACGGAGCCAACCCCAAGCGTTTGACCTCTCCATTGCTGCGGTTCTCTGTTGACTATAAGCAACAAATGGAGAAACAGCTTGAAGGTCGGCACATCGGTGTACCACTCCCAATCCAGCAGCTGCCGGTAGGCTTTCACCCATCCTTGGTTACGCATAGGCTCTCCTTAAAGCGGCAGGTCGTCATCATCATCAATCGGCTCAAACTCTGCGTCCGGTGCGGGTGCCGCAGTCTGTGCGCCACTCTCCGCCTTAGAACCGCAGAAGGACACCTGATTAGCCACCACTTGCACGCTCTTGCGTTTCTCGCCGTTCTTATCCGTGTAGTTGTCTGTCTGCAAAGAACCCTCCACGGCGATCATAGAGCCTTTATGGAAGTATTTGCACACAAATTCTGCCGTCAGCCGCCAGGCGGTGCAGTCGATAAAGTCCGTCTTGCGTTCCTCGCCTGCCTTCTGATAGCTGCGGTCCACAGCCACCTGGAACCGCGCCACGGAGATACCACCGGGCGTGGCTCTCAGCTCCGGCTCGTAGGTCAGTCGACCCATAATTACAGCACTGTTAATCATAGATAATTCCTCCCAAAAATAGATATAAAGTCCTTGTCCGGGTAGGCAGCTTCAAATGCCTGCTGCCCAACCCGGTGTAAATAGTCCATGGTCTGCTTGTTATGGTGCGCACCCAGCGGCGGCTCGTTGTGGCAATTATGGCACAGGAGCACCGTCAAGCCGTATTTCTCGCTTTTCCGTCTGTTATATGCCCCAAACACATGGTGTCGCTCCAGGGTTCGCACAGAGCCGCACAGAAAGCATTGCCGGGGCTCTTCCGGCTGAATAATGCTCTTCTTCACTGTTTCCGTTCCTCCCAAGCAGCCATTAGCTGCGCCAGCTCCGCCGGCGGCATAGTCTCAATGCCCAGTGCTTTGCAGTCCTGCACCACGGCGTCTATGAGCCGAGCCATGCGCTTTGTGCCGTAGCAACTGGTGCCGTAATAGAACCGCACCAGCGAGGTGCGCGGGTAGATTCCATCATCCACTTTCTCCGCTGTCCAGCCCAGGCCGTTTCTCCCCCATGATTTCGTCATGGCATTCACGGCACTGTCCGGCAGTTGGTAGTCCACAGACTTGCCATACTGCCGCACATAGCCCTGGTAAATCTCGTCCTTGGTGATCTGCGGGTCGTTCTTGGCCAACTCCGCTTGAAGCTTGCCGATCAACGCCCACATGTAGGCGTTGGCATCCAGGCTCCGGCGTTTCGGCTTTGGCTTAATCTCCAGTACATAGTCCTTTTGCTCTGCCAGGGAGCCTATGAACGCCCCCACCTTGGCCATAGTGGGCACCAAGTCTTCCTTTTTGAATTCGATTTTCATCTTATAGGCCCAGCTTCATGAAGATCTGATCAGCCTGGTGCCGGGTCAGGTCCTCAATGCGGCTGACCTTGTAATAGACCAAGGCCTTTTTGACCCGCTCATTCTCTGCATTTTCTTTCAGAATAGCCACCTGATCCGGGCTGATCTTCTCCGCCGCCTGCTGCCGTGCCTGTTCTTTCTTCGTGTCCTGGGGCTGCACCTGCTGGTACTTTGTCCGATCAGCTGCCCAGTACACATCTGCACCGAACCCTAACATCTTGCAGCACACAGACAGAGCGTCCGTATAAGCCATCTTGTAGCACTCATCGGAGGTGTACAGGCCTTTACTCTCCTTAGCCACCAACGAGGAACCGCCAATACCCGGAATAGGGGCGCTCCATTCATCGTTGTACTTCACATAGAGCAGCAGTTGCACATACACAGTCACCACGCCATCCGCACCCAGATCTTGCCATGTGCGGCTGACTTCCACCTTCCAACCGATACCACAAGGGCCAAACTGCTCCGTCAGTGCCTTGATACGCCACATTGGGTTAATATCAGTCATGCCCTTTAAGCGGCCTGCGCTAATGTTCTTCTTGGCGCTGTCCGGAACCTTGCGCACCGCCTCATATATCTTCATGTTCTCCATTCCATTCACCTCACTTGATCACGCAGCCGGGGGTCTCAATCAGCGCCGCACCGGCTACCGTCTCCCCTGCCAACAGGGCCTTTCGGATTGACACCTTGTCCACCTTGGGCGGCTGGGGCTGCATGTATTCTGCCGGCAGCGCTGCCAGGTTGAACACATCCACCGACTTGCTCGAGGTACTGGTCAATACGAATCGTCCGGCCTGCACCTTATCCTGCTGGGTGGCAGCCAGGTACTGTGCCAGTGTCTTTTTCATCCGCTTAATGGCGTTGTCCGCCCGCTTCTGCTTTTCGGCGAAGAAGTCTTTTTCGCGCTTGTAGTCCTCCACATCCGCCGTCAGCTGCCGGATTACCATACCGTAGTCCTCCAGCTTCTCCGGCACCATCATGCTGTCCAGTGTGTCCTGGACCGTCTGTTCATCAATCTCTCCGGCTTCCAGCAGCTCCATCAGCTGGGCTGCCTGGCCGGTCAGTTCATACAGTGTCGCCATATCGTTCTCCTTTGTCTATATTCAATACAATGCGGGCCTCTGCCCGCGCCTCCGGGTCGCAGTCTTGGGGGCAAAAGCCGTAGTCCTGCACAAACTTGTCCATCTCTGCGTTGGTCATCAGATCACCCCCAGGTCGTAGCAGCTGCGAAGCCAGTTTTCGCTGCGCCGCACAATGGTCGCTTCCTTGTTGCTCTCGTCCAGCAGCTGCTCCAACTTCTCGCAAGCACATTCCCAGCAGTAGCTGCCGCTGGGCTCATCGTTGCCCGCACCGATGGAGAACCCATAACCCTCAATGGCAATGTCGCAGCTGTCACAGGCGATCACGCCCGCCTCCTTGTCATACATCAGCATTCTCCTTCTGCTTGTCTTCGCCATAATCCAGCTGGCGAACAAACCCATGCGCCTTAGGCAGCGTCAGCAGAGCCTCGCTCACAGGTACAGACACAGCCTCCAACACATCGTATATATAGCCATGCACGGCCACTCTGTAACCGGACCGTATTTCGCTGAACCCAGGAGCACGGCACACCTTGCCGTTGGTCATGATCACCAAGTCCATATATTCATTACTCATTTTCATCATCCTTTCCAAGTTGAATTGCGTGCAAATACGCCAATTCAAAATCTGTCAGCGGCGCCAGCAGCACCACCTTGCGGTTTTCGTCCTCGATCACCAGCCGTTTATCTTGCTGCGGCTCGTCATCGTCCTTGGGCAGTACGAACACCGCCAGGGCGATCAATGCGCAGCCGGTGCCGCTGATTGCCACGGACACCCACCAGTACGGATTGTCAGCAACCAGGCAGCAGCCAAACAGCACCAACAGGAAGCCGGTGATCACCAGCACTATCCCTGCCTTTTCTCGTTTTGTCATGCCGTCCTCCTAACTCAGCAGCCGGGCAAGAGTCACCTTGCTCATGTACTTACTTCTTCCCACACGGCAAAAGTGTTCCTGCCAGTCAGCACCCACTTTGCCACGGTCCAAGCCGGTAAAGCGGGACACCTCGCTGACATTCAGCATTTCCCGCCCGGGGAACGCCGCGTCAATTCGTTCCAGGTTGTCCCGGAACCCTTCTTTTTCTCTCATATCTTCGCTAACTCCTTTATCTCGTCCGGGTGCTGGGCGTAGTAGTCGCTCATGCTCTCTGTGAGCCGGTGCGCCATCGCCGCCAGCATGCGGCTGTGTTCTTCTTCCGTCAAGTCCTCCAAGGGCTTAACCTTGCCATCCACCATAACCATGATCACGGTGGTCAGTTCTTTCTTCATTTCGTTCACCTCATTAAGAATTACGCAAGGCTGGATTGTCCGTATGCCTTGACTTTTTCTCTCTCAACGCCTATACTATAGGTGTTGATATGTGTGTATGCCTTTTGACTATCAACTCCTTTGACCGACTGTGCCAGCAGTTGGTCTTTTTTATTTGCCAACCCTTTGGACAAGCGGCAGAGCCGCAAGCTGCCCGCTGCACGGCGAAAGTGCCGTCTGCGATAAATGTGATGTTGGGTGGGGCGGGCACCGGAAGCAGGGACATAGGGGGTAATTTGACAAAAAAGAAAAGAAAAAAGAGAAGAAGTGAAAAAAGGTCCCGCTGCCTGCGTATCTCTGCCGCCGCCCAAAAGGCTGGCATTGGTTGTGAATTGTTGCTATAATGATGTTATTATGACGAAAGGACGAAATCAGATGAAATTAAACAAAGACTGTGTAAGAGAGGTACTGATCTACCTTGAAGAACATCTCGGTTACAACGACCACTTAGACGCCTCTACAATTCAAATAGACCCATACACTTCTGAAGAAATCTTGTATACAATCAGCTTGCTGTCAGAGGCCGGATACATAAAGGCCGTCTCGGTTGCAGATCTATGCACCACACCAACATATTTTGTGGAATCCATCCTCATGCCAGGTCACGATCTGCTGGATAACATCCGAGATGACAATGTATGGAGAAAAACAAAGAAAATTGCTTCCAAATTTGCCTCTGCTTCTCTGAATGTTCTCTCATCTGTCGCAACCAGTGTCTTATCATCCATGTTGCTTAATCCACCTACCGTTTGAATTGGTGTTCCAGCACCTGGCGCAGGCACTTCTCCATATCCTCTTCGGTGAATTGGATGTTCTTATCAGTCAAATAGTACAAAACCGCTCTTAGCCTCCAATGCGCCATCAGCGCACTGATCATCGCAACAGTGGAAATAAGAACCAATACAACAATCACTTTTATTCACCTCGCTTTAACTGCCTGCTTAGTTCTGCCGCCCAAAAGGCTGGCCATTTCAAAATGTTGCCTTTTTGTCAACACGCTAGGCAAAAAAATATTTGTCTTTTTCTTTAGCAATGCCGAGAATAGAGCTTAACACCTGTATTTCATTCGCTTTGAACTGTGTTCTGTTGTTAAGTTTATAGTTCAGAGATGTTGGAGAAATCCCCAATTTCTCAGCGATAATTCTCTTGTCCATCCCGGTTTCAATGATTCTCGCTTTTAACAAATTCGTATTCACCACAGATTACCACCTCCTTCTTTACAATGTTGGCTATCTGTCAACACCACAATCATACCACGGCGTTTCCGATTTGTCAACAAATTATTTGAATTTTTTTCAAAAATATTGACTTTCCGTCAACACTGTGTTATATTGAGCGTAGGTGATAGTTATGAAACAAGAAACTATGTATGACCGCATAAGAAGATTGCGGGAAGATAAGGATATCAGCCAAGAAGAATTAGCGAGAAGATGTGGCTATTCCAGCCGCTCGACAATTTCTAAAATAGAAAAAGGCGAAAGAAACCTAACCGGGGACAAAATCCAAGTCATTGCTGATGTGTTGGGAGTTCGTCCATCTTATCTAATGGATGGAGAGGAACCCACCTCTCTCCGCGCTCCGGAAGTGACAGAAGATACTGTGATCTTCCCGGTAATTGGTGAGATTGCCGCCGGGTATGACTACCCTGCATACGAGGACTGGAGCGGCGAGACGGTGGAGATACCCAAGTCTTACCTGCATGGCCGCAGCCGGGACGACTTCTTTGTGCTCTCTGTTAAAGGTGACAGTATGTACCCGCAGTATATGGACGGCGATAAGGTGCTGATCCTGAAGCAGAGCACCATGAACCGCTCCGGTGAGATTGGAGCCATCATCTATGACGGCGATATGGCCACATTGAAGAAGATAGAATATGTGGACGGTGAGGACTGGGTGAAGCTTATTCCTATCAACCCGGAGTACACCCCTAAGACCATCCGAAACGAGGACCTGGAGCAATGCCATGTTCTTGGCATTCCCCGCCTGCTGGTTCGCGAGATCGAGCAGTAAGAAAAGCAGAATAAAACCGATATATTATTTTGACATACCGCAATCCTGCGATATGAATATATTTATTTTCAGAGGAGAAAACAGAAAATGAAAAAGTACCTTCAAAAGAGCATGACCCCCAATGAGCAAGTCACA